GAAACTCTTGATAAGTTGGGTATAAGTGTTTCGAAAGAAAAGACTCATACATCAACTGAACTCTATGAATTCGCCAAACGGTGAATTTATAAAGATCAAGAGATCTCACCATTCCCTATTGCTTCTCTTAAAGAGAGTAGCAAAAAGAATTATCTTTTTGTTAATACTCTTCGAGAGAGTGAGAAGAAAGGTTGGATTTGTTCAAGTAGTATAACTGAAGCAATTGTGGCCTATAAGGCAAGATTCTTCAACTATCCTTCCCGTTTACGGAAAAGATTGTTTGAAGATGTCTTAATCATCGAACATATAAGTAAAATTATACGTGATCTGCCGTCTGCTCATCTAGTTCTTACTGAACTTATGAGGAAACTTAAGATCAATTTAGTATATGAACTAGATATAATATCATCTTTAAAAGTGATAGAATATTTAGCCATTACTAGTTTCGTTGATTCCTATTCTGGGATAAGAAAACCTTCAAAAGCTATTACTACTCTTAAATCACCTATTACACATTATAAGCACATACCTTCCGGAGAAATTCTTTCTCTAGAAGATATGGTTATAAAGTTTAATAGATGAAAGACTAAAGTAATATTCTCTTATCACACCGGATGAGTTAATCTTGTGACTCCTGAAGATTTTCAGTTGTCTAAAGAATGACTTCCCGTGGTGAAAGTAGAGACATATTACCATAGTCTAGGAGCTCTAGCTGAATGAATAGTTTTATTTCTCTCAGAAAAGGCCCTTACAGAACCACAGGCTCTGGACTTATTAAGTACACCTCTTCTCAGATCCTATGGAAGGATCGAGGAGGTTTACATAAATCTTCGGAAAAGAGGTCTTGAAATAGAAAGTCAGAAAACAGATTGACCTATTGTTTTAAAAACAATAGCCATTCCGCTAACTGACGAGATATTTTATACTAGATCTCACGATCTGGTATTTAAGACTTCTGCCATTATGGGCAAGAAATTAAAACCGATTTTACTGAGATTAGCTGAACTAAAAGGAGCTCCCCAATGAGTAGATACAGATGTACCTGGCTCACGGAGATACTTTTAATTCACTAAACTTAATAATATCCGGTTTTGAATCTCCTATTCCCTGCCTTGACTCTGCGGCGGAGTTAAGGTGAGCCTTTGCTCTGGTTGCTTAAACCAGAGACTCCCGTTCGTCCAAAATTACTCTATCATTAAGCTAGAAGCCTGGTGCTGAACCAGTCGATCTAGACAATTGAGAGAATAAAATAGCTCACCAC